TTACAACGGTCGGTTTATACAACGATGCTGATGAGTTATTAGCAGTTGCTAAATTAAGTAAACCAATTATTAAATCTCGTTCAAGGGAAGCATTGATTAAAGTAAAACTTGATTTTTAAAGGGTAGGTCATGTCATTCAAGAAAAGTCTTGAAGAATCAGATAAGTCCAAATCATCCTTTCAGGTTCATAAGAAGTTTACGTTTACTGAAGCCGATAGCGGTAGTGGTGTATTCGCAATCCCAATAGTCCAAGGGACTGATTCTAATCTATATAATTTTTCAACTGATAGTGCAGATTCAAAAACTGTTTCCGGCAGCGTTTTCTATAAAACACCTAACTATGGTATGATAAATAACTTGTATTATAAAGATATAAGAAACATGGCTGGTTATATCGATTTAATCAGAGGAGTACCCACATCTTCTAATGCTATCGTAGAATATGATTCTGAGATGGTTCTCAATAATACAAAAAAGGTTTTACGAAGACCACATACAAGACAACTCGGAGCTACAGCAACCGTCATATCGTTACCCCAAAAATTCTATGGAGAAAATATAAAACCTTTTTCAGTCCTATTAACAGACAATAGTACGGACTCTACATTATTACTACGAGACGATGGTAGAGGAAATCTGTATGACGTGGCTCATTCTTCAAGTTATGCTAGTAGGTCACCGATAGGTGCAGGTAGTGGTAGTTTGGTAGGTAACGTGTTCTATACGGATGGATTCATTATTATAACTGAGACCAGTGAACCATACAACACGGTTGGTACTCTTGAGGGTAGTGATGGTTTTTCTATAGAATTTAAATCGACAAAAACAATCTATGAACGTGAATATGTTTGTCAAACTGAAGAAAATGAATTTCAGTTTACAAACAATAAAAGTGCTAGAGTTGGACGTAGTGGTAGTTTACAAATCTCTTATGATACTTTAACAGGATTACCCACGTCAATAGCAACTGCACAATCCTCGTCCCTTACAACATCATTTCCTCAAATAGACTATGCAACATTAGGATATTCTACGAGCTCATATGATAGAGGTGGTTACAATATTGGTAAAGAGTTTATCGGTGAAACTACACATAGCGAGTTTGCGACATACGTCACATCGGTAGGTTTATACAATGATGCAGATGAGTTGGTTGCTATAGGTAAACCAGCAAGGCCAATTAAGAATGAAAAAGATTTAGCCTTAACATTTGTTGTGAGGTTTGACACAAATTAATCCATTTCCCTTTTTTTTTCAACATATATATAATATTTATATACTGAAATAAAGTCTACATCCTTTTATTCAAAAGGTTGCACCAAAAAAAAATATTAATTAGGAGATTTACATTGCGTAAATTTTTATTAACTCTGTTAATGGTTATGAGTTTCGTGTATTCTCAAACTCCCATTATCAGATTACTACAGTCAAGGTCTTATGATACACCTATGTATTGGTGGAGGGATACGGTGACTCACGACCTAAAAACTTATCTGGCTGATAACACTTTCAGTCCTGCTCTTTACAATAATAATTTTGATGGTTGGAGAGACTCTACCATGACTGTTGCCGTAACGATGCAGGACGATGGTGCGGTGGTAACCGCTTTTAGATTGGATATTGTTTTTGACAATGATTTATTTACTTGGAATCAAGATTCGACTCGTGTCGAAAAAGGCTCATTTTTAGCTAATTATACTGAGGGTGATAGTTCGGCTGGTCATGATTATTCTTATGAGGTGGTTCATTATGGTGATGTTGGATACACGGATAGTTTGGATAATGCTGGTAACGAGATATCAGCCAATAATTCACGATATGATTGGTTGAGGATAACCATGGTGTCTCATCATCCAGATAGTATAGTATTTGGTGGTGCTAATGCTCAACAGGTAGAATTATTAAAATTACATTTTAAGACAAATGATGTAGCGGACAACTTTGCACCAAAATCATTTAGAGTGGCGACCAAATATGATGGTAGTACAGGATATTATACTTACGTGACCAATGGAAACTATGCCTCAAATTATAGGGTATATATAGATGGAAATGTTGGGACTGAAACTGATGGTGTTGGTAATGCTCGTGGTGATATTACATTACATCCAAAGCTTGTTGATGTCGAGGGATATTTTAGATATGTACAAGGTAAGGGTAGAGCAGCAGGTGAATCATACACAACCGCGACAGAGAATACATATCCTTATTGGAAAATAAAGTTTGAATTACATGAAAGAGCTAATGGTAAGTCAAACTGGTTGAACTTACAAACAATCGGTAATGAATCAAGTTTGACGGATGAGGGAACAACCGATGATGTTATAGGTGACCATACCACAACATTTAGATATGATTTGAAGGGGACAACCAATCAACAAGCTTTACCAAAAAAAGGTTTCTTGGGTATAAGTTATTATGACTCAACATATACGGATGATAAGGGATATTACAACATTCAATTACCAAGAAATAATGATTACCGAGTTTCGTTCTGGCCACCTGATGATGATGATGACATCGAGACACATAATCAGACAAAATTTAATAGGGAACTCATAACAAATATAAATGATGCGATTGCATCGTTTAATTTCCAATCTAATAAATTTAAGAGTGTAACTGGTGTGGATACATTAAATGCGATAGAGTATTTTATTGGAGATGTAGATGGTGATGATAAATTTCAACTTAATGATACCTACATATTGTGGAGTTATGTATCTGGTATCATGAGTAGATACGCACATCACAGTTATGATGCGACCGCCGATTCATTACAAGATTGGTCAAGTGTTGATAACTTTCCACAATCTCGTAATTTCTATCAAACACTCATGGCTGGTGATACGAGAAAACAAAGATATGAATTTACGGTTTTTCAAGATAGTGCATTTAATCAGGCAGCAAATCTAAACTTTGGTCAGATTGAGGTAATGAATCCTCTGATGAATGATATTGTTACTGGTCAAGATACAATTTATCTATCACTCGGTGCTGGTAGTTCGACTTATGGAAGTGATGCAAATCCAGACTATACAATTGATAGTTTGAGTTATTTTTTCACTGGTGATATTAACACGACTGGAACAAAAGTCAAAACCGCTTTAGCAAATGCAAATCAAAGTGACTCAAACAATCCTGAAGATGTTAACGCAAATAATTATCAGTCCCTAAATGGTTCAACATTTTATCGTTGGGCATCCGCTCCATCGGAACACTCTAATAAATTTGTTGGTGATTCGGCTCCTCGTAGATTAGATAAATCAACCGACGGATTTGATGTAAGGTTGTCCTTACCATCAGACTCTACAGTCAAGGTACAGTCAGGAAATCAGATTGAGGTTCCTCTAACTATCACACCTGCTGAGGGGATAAACATAGCAGGTTTTGAATTTGAGATAGAATTTAATCCAAGTATATTAACATTTATTGATATGAAGACGGATGTTCTACCCGGCCCTTGGATGACCTATGTTAACGTTGGTGATGTGATAAATGGTTGGCAAAGGGTTAGATTCGGTGGTATGGATTATTCACCAGGTAATGCACCTGAAAGATATTGGATTAATAAAGAGACGGTTGGATTACAATTATTGTTTTCTGCGGACTTCCCAACTGGTGAATGGACTGATGCACCGATAAGGT